ACTTTCGAACAATTTATGGAAGATTCCACACCTGCATGGCAAAGAAAAGCAGGAAAAGATCCTTCTGGTGGTTTGAATAAAAAAGGAGTTGAGTCTTATCGTCGTGAAAATCCAGGTTCTAAACTACAAACTGCTGTAACTACTAAACCATCAAAGTTAAAAGCAGGTTCTAAATCAGCGAACAGGAGAAAATCTTTGTGTGCTGGTATGAGTGGTATGAAGAAAAAGTTAACTTCATCCAAGACAGCTAACGATCCAGATTCAAGAATCAATAAGTCATTAAGAAAATGGAATTGCTGAGAAATCTTATGTCCAGTAACCTTTTTGTTGGGTTACTGGGCTTTTTGTTGATATGCACACCTATAATTGGTATTCAATATATTCACTCTAATAAATAAGTAGTTCTACTTATTTTACATAGTAAAATGAACTATTTAACACCAGTTGTATGTTTTATGGCTTTTTGTTTTACCTTAACTTTAATAAAAACCTCTAAGTCTACATGAAAATAAATCTTTGGTACAATAAATCAATGGACCAATGGAGATGGACACTTTGTGATGTTCATGGAACAATAGAACAACATTCAGGAGAACAACCTGATCTTCGAGATGCTATGAATGATATTGCGAATACTGTAGAATATATTATTTCTAATAGAGATACATAATATAGACATAATGTAATTGTTTTGGCTGATACACAGTATCTTGGTAATCCGAATCTTAAAAAAGCCAATGTTCCAGTTAATTTTACTCTGGATCAGGTAAAGGAGTATGTAAAGTGCAAGGAAGATCCAATTTACTTTGCTAAAAATTTCATTAAAATTGTTTCACTAGATAAAGGTCTTGTTCCCTTTAATCTATATGACTTTCAGGAAGACTTAATTAATAGCTTCCATGAGAGAAGATTCACAATATGCAAAATGCCCCGCCAGACAGGTAAGTCAACTACCTGTGTGGCTTTTTTATTGCATTATTTAATTTTTAACGACAATGTTAACATTGGTATTCTTGCAAACAAAGCTGCAACTGCACGAGAAATCCTTGGTAGATTACAAATTGCTTACGAAAATCTACCAATGTGGATGCAGCATGGTATCATATCTTGGAATAAAGGATCTGTTGAATTAGAAAATGGAAGCAGGATACTGGCTGCGTCTACATCTGCAAGTGCTGTCCGAGGCATGTCGTTCAATATCATCTTCCTCGACGAATTTGCATTCGTTCAAAACAATATTGCAGAGCAATTCTTTGCCTCTGTTTATCCTACTATTACGTCTGGTAAATCAACAAAAGTCATTATCGTCTCAACGCCACACGGAATGAATCACTTCTACCGCATGTGGAATGATGCGGAGAAGGGTAGAAATGAATATAACCCCATTGAGGTTCATTGGGCACAGGTTCCAGGGCGTGATGAGGCTTGGAAAGAGCAGACAATTGCAAATACATCTGAAGAACAGTTCAAGGTTGAGTTTGAATGTGAGTTTATTGGTTCAGTTGATACTTTGATATCTCCAATGGTTTTGAGAACCATGGATTATAAAAATCCCATTAGAAAAAATAAAAGTTTAGATGTCTGGTATGAACCCCAAGAAGATAAAACTTACATTATTACAGTTGACGTTGCTCGTGGTGTCGGTAAAGATTATTCTGCTTTCGTGGTCTTTGACGTTTCAGAATTCCCTTACAAGGTGGTAGCAAAGTATAGAGATAACTTAGTCAAGCCAATGCTCTTTCCAAGTTTCATTGAAAGAGTAGCTAAACTTTATAATAATGCTTTTTGTTTGATTGAGGTCAATGATATTGGTGATCAAGTGGCTTCTATTTTAAATTATGACTTAGAATATCCAAATCTTCTCATGTGTTGCATGAGAGGTAGAGCAGGTCAACAACTTGGTTCTGGTTTTTCTGGTGCTAAAACTCAACTTGGTGTTAAGATGAGTATGGCTACTAAAAAATTAGGCTGTTCAAATCTTAAAACTTTAGTTGAGGAGAAAAAACTTGTCTTTGAAGACTACGATATTGTCCAAGAGCTCACAACTTTTATCAGCCGTAATAATACGTTTTCAGCTGAAGATGGCTGTAATGATGATTTGGCTATGTGCTTGGTTATCTTCTCGTGGGTCGTCGCACAAGACTATTTCAAAGAAATGACTGATAATGATGTAAGAAAGGCTATCTATAATGAAAAGGAAAGTCAGATAGAGCAAGATATGGCTCCCTTTGGATTTTTTAGTGATGGACTACAAGATGATAGCTTTAGAGATGCACAAGGAGATAACTGGACTACGGTGAATGTAGATGAATATGGAAGCATGAGTCATATGTGGGAATATATGTAAATACTTTAGAAAGTAAGATTTTAATAAATATTTTTAGATTATTTCGGACTTTCAAGGGAGAGCAAACAGATGCCAGTAAATTTAGCATCGCCCGGCGTAGTCATTAGAGAAGTTGATCTTACCCTAGGTAATGTAAGCACTTCTAATGAAAGCGTTGGCGCAATTGTTTCCCCATTTTCAAGGGGACCTGTTGACGAGCCTGTACTAATCACGAGCGAAAATCAGCTACTAGAGACGTTCGGTGAGCCTTCCTCTACCGACAGACAATATGAGGGATGGTTAACCATTTCTTCTTATCTTGCTTATGGTGGCGTTGTTCAAGTTGTCCGTAGTGATAATGAGAACATTACTAACGCTTACATTGGTACGTCAGCTTCAGGAATTAAAATCAATAGTATTGAGGATTATGAATCTCGTGGTTATGACGAGAATATTATTCCTGGTATTACATATGCAGCAAGAAATCCAGGTTCTTGGTCGAATGGAACATTAGTTGCTGCTATTGATAGTAGAGCTGATCAGATTTTAACAGTAGTTGGTTTAAGTACACTTCCAGTTCCAATTCAGATTGGAAATGGTGTTCTTCAATTTATTGATAATCCAATTCCAGGTGCAGGAACAACTTCTTCAGCTAGAGGTTACCTAAAAGGTATTGTAAGTAATATTGATTTCGAAACAGATACCGTAGAGGTTAAAGTTCTTGGTTTCCGTCCAGGTGAGCCCGAAGTACTTGATCCAGCTGATCAAGATGGATTAGGATTTACAGACGTTGATTATCAGCAGGGTGGAACTTATCAATACGAAGCAGCTGACTCGGATGGTTTTATAACAGTAGACGGCGTTCGTTTCTTTGATATTGCTGGATTTACAACATCTCCTTCAGTATCTGTTGCTCAAGATTGGTTCGATCAGCAAGAAGTTAGAATTAATAGAAGTACAAGTGTAGGTTGGAATGCTTTAGCAAATCGCCCCAATACTACCTCTTTTGGTAGAAATAGAGGTGCAAGATTTGATGAAGTTCATGTTGTAGTATTTGATGCTACTGGAGAAGTCACCGGTAATGCTGGTACAATCCTTGAAAAAAATATTGGACTCTCAAAAGCAACTGATGCTGAATTCTCTGTAGGCTCTCCTTCTTATTGGAGAAAGTATATAGCTAATAATTCAGATTATGTATTTGCTGGTTCAGAACCTGTAGGCACAGTTCCTTGTGGTTTTGAAGAAGGTGCTGGTATTGGATTTAATACATCATTCGCTGGTGAGTGGGATCAGCAAGCTAGAAATGTAATTTTCAATGGTGTAGGTAATCCTGCAGCTGGTTTTGCTAATTCTACCACAAATACCCTTGAAGGTGGTAAGAATTATGATGGTGGCGAGGATTTAAATGTAGAAGGTGCTTTAAAAGTATCTGTCGGTGATGTAGCTGCTGGCTATGATAATTTTGAGTCTGACGATGAACTAGATGTAGATTTCCTACTAATGGGTTCTGCATCTTATAGTCCATTAGAAGCTCAAACATTAGCTAATAAACTAATTTCAATCGCAGAGCAAAGAAAAGATGCTTTAGCATTCATTTCACCTTACAGAGGTTCACAGGTAACTGACTCTGGTGCTGGAGCTTCTGTATCACTATCATCCGATGAAATTACTCAAAGAGTAGTTGACTTCTATTCAACAGTAGCATCTTCATCTTATGCTATTTTTGATAGTGGTTATAAGTATACATTTGACCGTTTTGCAGACAAGTTCCGCTTCATCCCATTAAATGGTGATATTGCTGGTTGCTGTGCTCGTACAGATCAAATTGCTTTCCCTTGGTTCTCACCTGCTGGTACAACTAGAGGTGCTGTTCTAAATGGAGCACGTTTAGCATATAACCCAACTCAACTTCAAAGAGACAGACTCTACTCTGCAAGAATCAACCCAGTTGTATTCGCAACAGATGTAGGCGGTATTGTTCTCTTTGGTGATAAGACTGGTTTAGCTGCTTCCTCCGCATTCGATAGAATCAACGTTCGTCGTTTATTCATCTTTATGGAAGAGGCAATTGGTGCAGCCGCTAAGGATCAGCTATTTGAATTCAACGATGAAGTTACAAGAACTAACTTTGTTAATATCGTTGAACCTTTCTTAAGAGACATTGAATCTAAGAGAGGCATCACAGATTTCGTTGTTGTCTGTGATGAAACAAACAATACTCCTGCCGTAATCGACAGGAATGAGTTTGTTGCTGATATCTTTGTTAAGCCCGCACGTTCTATCAACTTCATCGGTCTAACATTCGTTGCTACACGTAGCGGCGTTAGCTTCGATGAGATTGTAGGCAACGTTTAATTCACTACTACCTAACCCCATAAGGAGATAAAGACTAATGGCTAGTACAAGAGTACAGGTAGAGTCCCCAGTATTAAGGACTATCAGTGACTTCAAAGCGAAGCTAACGGGCGGCGGCGCTCGCCCTAATCTTTTTGAAGTTGTACTACAGTTCCCACTCTCGGCACCTACCGATACAGACACACTAGAAAAATCAAGATTTCTAGTAAAAGCAGCTGCTCTTCCTGCTTCTAACATCGCCAATATCGATGTTCCTTTTAGAGGAAGAATTCTAAAAGTTGCAGGTGATAGAACCTTCGATACATGGACAATTACAGTTCTAAATGATACTGACTTTGCAATCAGATCTGCTTTCGAAAACTGGATGAATACCATCAATAAGATGGAAGATGCAACCGGTACTCAAGACCCAGCAGAATATCAATCTGATGCTTATGTTTATCAGCTCGATAGAGATGGTTCTACTTTAAGAACATATCGTTTCCATGATGTTTACCCCACTAACATCTCAACAATTGACCTAAACTACGAAACAACTGATACTATTCAGGAGTTTACCGTAGAGATGCAGGTCCAGTGGTGGGAAGCCATCAGAGGCAGCGGTCCAAATGCAGGTGGTCAGGATATCTTCTGATTTCACTTCAAGTTCAGAGAGCCCCAACAGGGGCTCTTTTTTTATGCTAAATACTATATAATGGACTAAACGAACTTTTTAGAATGGCAGCCGGAAGAAGACTTTTTGGTTTTTCAATTGAAGATACAGACTTAGAACGCCCAGGTTCTATTAGCCCCGTACCTGAAAATAATGCAGACGGGGTTGATTATTATGCTTCTGGTGGATTCGGTGGTTCTTATATTGATATTGAAGGCGTTTATAGAACTGAATATGATCTGATTCGTAGATATAGAGAAATGGCTCTATATCCAGAGGTTGATAGTGCAATTGAAGATATTGTAAATGAAGCTATTGTTAGTGACCTATCTGAATCCCCAGTACAAGTTGAGCTGAGCAATGTTAATGCCAGTGAAAAGGTAAAAAATATTATAAGAGAGGAATTTAAGTATATCAAGGAACTTCTTGACTTTGATAAAAGGGCTCATGAAATTTTTAGAAACTGGTATATTGATGGAAGGCTACACTATCTAAAAGTAATTGACTTT